ACTGTGGGATCGTTCAGGATTCCGAGCGGCTGGCCGTCTCCGGTTCCGTTTACGATTGCAATGTCCATTGCCTGGACGTATGCGATCGCGATCACTTCCGTGATCTTCTGCTCGAATGCTTCGATGGTCAGGATCTGGGACAGGAAGCTCTGCGCGATCCGGATCTCGCCGGTATGATAGCTGAACATGATCTTTCCGAGCTTGTCGAGCTTCTGGCGAGGGGAAACGGTGCTTTCGGTGATCCACTTGAAGGAAGCCTGAAGAGCGCCGACGGGGAATTCTACGCCGCCGGGAACGCTCACCTTCTGAACCTTCGCGTACAGATTGCCGTATCTCTTCCGGACGGTGTTGATTACCTCTCTCATGATCGTGAGCGGAATCGCGGGCGCTGTGTCTGCTGTGGTGATCGGAACGCCGGCGCGCATATCTGCAGGCAGGCTCTCTCTGTATGCGGCGATCTCCGCGATCAGGTTTCCGGGGATCGGTGTTCCGCGCTGTACATAGCTTTTGAACGCCTGGCGGTATTCCATGCCTTCGTAAGGATTGGCGTTGCTTCTCTGCTGATTTGCGGGCGCGGGTGTTGCGAATGCTCCGACGATGGCCCCGTTTACAAGCTGAGCGCCTGCGGGAGGCTGCTGTCTGGATTCTACGGGCTGAGCTGCCTGCTGTGCTGCTCTCTGCTCTTCTGCGTCGACCGCGTCGATCTCTTCCTGTGTCTCTGCGATTTCTGCGTCAATATCCCCGAGCTGCTCCGTGAGGCTTCTTACCTCCTCGGCGTTCTGGGATGCGTTCGCTCTTGTGACGAGCGTGTTTCTCTTCGCCTGCAATCTTGCGAGGCGCTTTTCGAGAATCTTTTTTCTCATTTGTTTGTTCCTCCTGTTTTTGCTATAAAGTCAAATTTTGCTTTTGCGAGCTCTAACTCGCCACCGCTCTCCAGCGTTTTGCTCCTCTGCTGCTTGGCTTTCTCCAAAGCCTCACGGGCGCTGTCCAGCGCTTCCTTGCTTCGGGCATTTATTTCAGTCGCGTCGTAGGCCGGAAATGTAACCGCCGAAACCTCGACTACGGTTGAAATCTTGCGGATGTGTCTTGTGGGATGGTCGCTCTCCATCTCTGTCCATTCTTCGTCGTCCACTCCAAACATAAAGCTCATTCCGGAAATGTCGCCGCGCTGTACTGCGCTATACAGTGCGCGGGCCTCGCTGTTATTCTCCGTGTCGAGCGTGACGCGGATCGTCAGGCCGAAATTGTCGACTTCCAGGTGCATGGTGCTGTTTCCGTTGTTCCGTCTGCTTCGTGCGAGTGGGATCCTGCTGACGTCGTGGTTTACCAAAAAGCGGACGTCGGTGAGGTCTGCCTGATCCAATGCTCCGGCTTCGATTACCTCGTCAAAATATCCGAGGTCAGTCCGGCTGTTATATACGATCGGGCGGCCGGTGATAATGTGTCCTGCTTCGGTTTCTTCTGCGCGGACCTCGAAAGTGTAAGACCGCTGCTCTAATTCCTTTTTCATTCTTCGCTTCCTCCTCCTCACTCCTGAATCGCCTGAATATAGTCAGCTCTATCGCTCCAGTATTGTTCCGTCTTATAAGCTTCAACGGATCCAGCAGGAACAAAAATATTGCAGTCAGCAGGCACATTTGCAAATGTACTGCTAGTGATAGTCGGTGGTGTTACCGCCCTGCATATAAATGTCCTTAACGATGTGCAATTTGAAAAGACACCATTTCCCATAGATGCAATATCTGCTGGAAGGTCAACACTTTTCAGACCAGAACAACCAGAAAAAGCGGCAGGTGATAAGTTTGAAATTTGTGTAAATTTTACTTCCTCAATCATCACACAGTTGTAAAAAGCAGACTGGCCAATACTATTGGTCTTGGCGAAATCAATGCTTTTCAGTTTAGAGCAACCAGAAAAAGCATCTCTGTAAACGGTTATTGATTCGCCAAGAATCACCACTTCTTCGAGGTTTTTATAATTAGCACAACAATTCTGGCCAACAATTTTTGCCTCAGACGGAATAATGATCTTTGTTGTAGACTTTGCTAGTGTCCATTCTTTTGGATTTCCAACAAGAGTTTCCGCAAAAACGTTTCCTCCATCTGACGGCACATCAACAATGACAGGATTGTAAGCTTTCCCAGCCTCAGCAATATAAGTGCCATTCGCAGTAACGGAAAGCTCCTCGGCAACGTTTCCACCTCCCGAAAGATTTTTAGCCAGTAAAACATCGACAGCGTTCATTGTTAGGCCTCCTCTCCTCCAAGTTTAGCCCATTCCCCATTGGAGAAATAATAAAAATCGCCTGTATCAAGCTCCATAAAAATCGTGTTTTCAAGAGCCCAATCGGGCTTCGTGTCAGTTGAAAGCCCTAACAAAGTTGGTGCAGAACCATTTAATGTAACCATAGTTATATATCCTCCTTTTCTTCGTCCACGACCTCGACTTTGGCGTTATTCTCGAGGCCGACCTGATATGCTGCCGCGTTGTTCGCGTCGATCCAGTTCAAGCTCATGTATCTCTTTCCCTCTAACTCCGGCAGCGGCTGCAGCCCAAGGGCGACGCGCTTTTCGTTCTCGAAAAGGCCGCCGGTCGGTGATAGAATGTTGATCATGTCCAGCGTCTGGCTGATCGTCATGAAAATTAAATTCTTCGGGTAAAGCTCGACCTTGTTTCCGAAGGCGCGCTCTCGCCGTGTGAAAACCTTTTTTGTGATTGCCTGGGAAATCGAAACGATCAAAGGCTCCAGGGTCTTTTGGTAAAATGCTTCATATTGCTCTTTGTTGTAATCGCCGGTCAAAATCGGCAGCGGCACGCCGAAATTCCGGAGGATCTTCTCATCGACGAATTTCAGCGTCGCTTCGTCAACGATCGAGGCGCTCTTCTGCAGCGGCGTGAATTCTGCCTTCAAATCCAGCGGTAAAAATCCACTCTCGTTGTTCCGGAGCTTCTGCTCCAGTTCCCTCATGGCTGCCTCCGTCTTTCCGTCGTCCATGAGCGTGTTGTATTTGACGATGCCGTTAATGGCATAGCTTGCTTTCATGGCTTTCGCTACTCCATGCAGCAGGGTTTCGTTTAGCTGCAGCGTGTTCAGGAGCGCTTCGTGATCCGGCTGTCCCATCAAATTCCCGCCCATGTATTGGTTGACGCTATAATTGTATTTGATGTGGATCACATCGTCGTAAGGGATCGTGGTCTTGAAGCCGTTCCAAAACCAGAACGTTACGAAAAGCCGCCCTGCTGCGTCTTCGATGAAGTCGACCTGCGTCGGATTGATCGGATAAAGCGCATCATAGTATCTGCGTTCCGCTCCGGTTTTTTCGTCCTCCCATGTGTAGTAGGTCGGAATAATGAACGCGTTATAGTTCATCATCAAAAGCCAGACCGTTTTCTCTAAAAACTCCGACGTGGTCATTAGCTGGTTCGGGTTGTCCAGTACATCCTGGACGGTGCTCCCCTTTACCGGAACCGGATCGCTTCCGCTGTATCGAACGTGCATCGGGCGGAGCTTCTTCATCTCGTCCACGATACATTTCAGCGCCTGCTGTACTACGTCTGAGGCATAGATATTCGTTCCGAATTGTGTATAGATCGGCGCTAATCCGTCGAGTGTCGGCGCGAATTTTGTCTTTTTCGGCGCCCGCTTAAACAGGCTGTCAAACAATCCCATTGTCTCTTTTATCCTCCTGATAGCTTCTTGAGGTCGCTTCGATAACGTCGATACATTTCATAGAGCGACGCCAGGGCGACCGATCCGTCTATCTTTTTTCCATTTTCCGTTTTGACGATCAGCGCCTGCCGGAGCTCGTTGACCTTGAGGCAGGAATTCGAAAAGCACCATCGGTCAACCGGATTTTCGTTGTAATTGATCAAATGTGCTTTCAGATCCGCCTCAACAAGATTGATCGCATTGTGGAGCGTCTGCGCGTTCTGCAGCACCATCTCAACGTCTCCGTATTGCTTCGACCAGCCGTATTCTTCCATTCGTGCGAGCCAATCTTTCGCAAAGCGCTGATCGTAGCCGCATTTATAGAGCTTAATCCCGTGATTCTTCGTGAGAGCATAAAACCAATCAGCAACCATTGTCAGATTAACGTCGTTTCCTTCGCAGATTGTGATAAATCCATTCTGAGCCCACTCTTTATATTTTGCCCCGTCACCGTGATCATCCGCTTCCGGATCGAGTTTCGACTGCGGAATAAAGTACATCGTCACGATGTACTTCTGCGGATCGTCCTGCTTGAGGATTAGAGCCTTCGCACAACAAAGGTCCGTCGTTTCCGCAAGGTCTACATGGCCGAGACAGAAGCTTCCTCGCAGGTCGTCGAGGTTATAGGTCGCGTTGTAGGTATAATCTTCAATGTTAAGCCATGCCTCGACGGCGCTTTGCTTTTGGTTGAAGTCCTTCGAGAGTACAAAGATCCGATCTGCCTTGCTCTTTTTCGCGAGGTCCACCTGCTCCTCCAGGTAATCCCAGCGCTTTACAATCCCGAGTGTCGGATTGCTTTTGACCCAGCTTTTCGGGTTTTGGAAGATCTCCTGCTCGCTGTCCTGTGTGTAGAGCCATGGAAGGAAACGCTTTGCAGAGATCGAATCATCTTCTCCGGAGATGATCGCCCGGGCCTTTTTCAATTCGGCGTCGAGATAGCCTTCTACGACAAAGCCCTCCGTCGTGATCTCGATCAGCTTCGGATTGTCTTTGAGGCTCTGGCTCTGCTCGATGCTCTTTGCTATGACGTTTTGCTTCATTTCATGGCATTCATCGAGGATTCCAAAGTCGATGTTTCGGCCTTCTTTGTTCTTCGTCCGGTCTGACATTTTGAAGATCTTCGTATTCGTCGCCTTGTTCAGGATGAATCTCTGATTTCGCTTTGTGTCGAGATCCATCGGATCGTAGAGCTGCCGCATCAGATCAACGGCGTCATAGACGATGCTTGACTGAGCATCATCATTTGAAGAGCAAACGAGATCAGATCCTTCGTTTCCGAGGATGAATTCGCTGTTTGCGATCGCGGAGAGAAGCTCTGATTTTCCGTTTTTCCGCGCAACCAAGAGAAGTGCTTTTTTGAAACGGTCAATCACTTTTCCGTGATCCGTCCACTCTTTCGCCATTTTGAACGAGAACAGCGTCTCAATAAAGGCCTTTTGCCAGATCATCAGCTCCATCGGCTTTCCGTAAAACGGCGACTTTGTGAGACGGATGCAACCGCTCATAAAGTCCATTCTCAGACGCGAGGAATCCGTGTCGTAGAAATAATCGTCGTTGTGAAAGAGATCATCGATCAGATTCTCGAGCTCCTGATAAAGCTCATGTCCCACAAGGATCTTTCCGAAGTCAATCTCGGCTTTGTATGCCAGGAGAAAACTGTTCTCCGGAGTCCAGATCTTGCGTTCGATCATTCTTTTTCCTTTCGGGATCTCGCCCACGCCCTCAACGGGCTATCTTCTTCCGCTTCGGCGCCGATGTCTCCGCTCAGTCTCAGAAGCAGCCGAAGGCTGTTGTTGTACTGCTGCAGAAATTCTTTGTATTGCTTTCCTGCAGCCGTCGTCTTTTGCTGGCTCGGATTCTTCGGATTGACGGCAATAAACGGATATTTTCTGAGTTCTTCCATCTGATCCTCAAGAAAAACGATCTCGTCGATCAGGCGCCGCGCCTTCATTTCATCCTTGTCTCGATTCCTGAGAAGTGAGAGCACTTCCTCTTTTCT